GTGCGATCGGTAGAGGCCCCTTACCCCATCCCTGCACGAAGATGTCGTATGCCTCCCTACAGAAGAACTGGATGAAGAACGGGTAGCCGCCCGAGAGTCGAATGATCGTAGCCACTGAGTCCTTCGCGAACGTAATCGGCCTGTTCTTAACGGGTCGCAGTATCGCGTCCCTGCTCTCCTCCTCAGACAACCGATCAAGCACAATCGTGTGGAACATGCGCTCCGAGTAAGTGCGCACATCTACCAGCTTGGGGAGGAGCGTCGGTAGCCCGGTCAGCACGAGCATGAACCGGACGCCCTTCTTCTGGATTGACTGGAACACGTCCAGCAGCAGCGACATCGGGAACTCGTTCTTCTGGGCGTGGTCGGCCAGATTCTGGGCCTCGTCGTAGGCGAACACGATCCCGCGCTTCGACGTCGTGGAGAAACTGCTCCACACGAGTTCAAGCACCGCCTTCAGCTTGTCAGCGACGAGGCCGGGAGTGTGCTCGAACACGTGCTCCAAGGCTGAGTACCCAAGTGGTACGTCAATCTGTCCCCCCCGCGGCTCACGTGAGAATCCGAGGCCGGGATCCGCGTCTACAGGGACCGTGAGGAAGGACGACACGGGAGCGAGGTCCGCCAGGATGCGCGTGGCCAAGTTGCGCTCGCTGACGCTCGCGGCCTCACTCAGGTCTGAGCCGACCCAGGCCCAGCCCGCCTGCTGCGATCGTGGCTTCAGTCGATCCAACAAGACGGTCTTGCCAACGCCCCGCAGACCCGTGATGACCACATTCGTCTGAACCGTCTCCTGCCGCAGGTACCGGTCGAACTCCGCCATGCTGGCGTCGCGGCCGGCGAGATAGGGCGGCATGTGACCCGCGCTTGGAGTGAACGGGTTGGCGATCTCAGTCTGGTGGCTGCTCATGAAGTATCAATTTACCTTGCGATCTAAATTTAGCACCAACTTGCCTTGGTATCTCCGGTACGCGACGTGCCGTGTCCCGCGGACGCACGCGCTCCCCACCCGGCGCGGCCTCACACCCGCGCTGCGCACTGGTCAGGAGCCCGGAAAACAGGGCTGTCACTGCAACGGTGGGTGGCGGTCAGGCCAGGGGGGTCGAGGGGCGTAGCGGTGGCGATACAGCGGCGAGGGATACCTAACATCGGGCCGGTTCGTGGTACCTTGGGGCCGGCAAAGTGAGATTCTGGCCACCCCGGCAGTTGGGGGGTGAGGGGGGGTAGTGGTACGGCCGGTCGCCGCTCCTGGCCGCTCCCGAGCTTGTTAGGCCCAAGGACGCGCCACGTCGCCCCGTAGCGCCACGGTCCGGTCCCTGGCCCCGTCCGGCCTGTTCGTCACGGGGGTCGGTCCTGGCCCCTCCTGGCGCCCCTCGACGGCACCCGTCATGAGGCCCGCCGTGGGCCCCCAGGACGGCCCTGGAGACGGTGGGGGACGCCGTGGACGCCTGTTAGGCAGCGGACGCCGTACGGGGCCGTGTGGCGCGCCTGATGGGCACGTGGGATCTAGTCCAGCCCGGCCCGCTGGCGCTCCCAGGCCGCCCGCCGGAGCCGGGTGAGCAGCTCGGCCGCCACCCGCTGCGTCCGCACCGTGACCCGTTCGTCCTGCGCCACGGCGGCGAGGCGATCGGCCAGGTCCCACGGCGGGGTGCCGTCCCGGAACCGGGCGCGGGCCACGTACAGCACGAGACGGGCGTCGGCGCGGGCTTCGCGGAGGTGCAGCGGCAGACCGGGGGGCGGGGCGAGGCGCCGGGCCATCCACGGCTCCCACGTGTCGGGGGCGGGGTCGGGGACCTGGACCACGGCTCAGTCCTCGAAGTCCTCGGGCCGGGGCCGACCCGGTAGCCGTTCCCACGCGACGCCCCGGCGATCCCCCGGCGGACGAAGCCCCCTGAGCGCTTGCTCGAAGCCGCCCGGGATGAAGTCCTCGCCCAGGATCGTGCTGCGGCGGACGGGCGGCGGACCGGACGGGGCCGTGAGCGACAGCGACGTGCCCATGCCGTGCTTGCCCGCCGTGACCGCGTAGCCGAGGCAGTCGACCACGTCGTCATGCTGGCCCAGCGGGAACGCGAGTACCTCCTGCTCGAGGTCCTTCAGCCACGGCGCGGTGCGGGGCAGCAAGAGGCGCCCACCCTCGAACGCAGCGGTGACGGGCATGGCGCGAGCGATCTTGTCCCGGTCGGGCGTGAGCTCGCGTACGGGGATCCCTGCACGCCGCGCCTCCTGGACGATGGCGAGCTGGAACGCGACGCGCTCGATCCACACGACCGACACCTGGTTGCGCTCGGTGACGGCCTTGATGGCCGGGACGATGTCGGGGCCCTCGCGTCGAGCACGGTCCACGTCGAGCACGAGCAGCCGTCCGTCGGCGGTGCGTCCTGCGACGAGGATGACCGTGTAGTCGGCCGTGGTCTTCGTGCTGACGGCCAGGTCCACGACGGCGAAGCGCAGCAGGCGTTGGCGGTGGACGACGCTGCCGTCCGGCAACCGGTACTCGGCGCCGTGTGCGTCGTAGCGGTGCTGGAGCCAGTCCGGCTTGAACATGCCCGCGCCGGCGGTGACGAACTGGGCGAGGTGTTCCTGGGCAAACATCAGCTCGCCCATGTCGCGGCGCGCTGCCTGCAGCTCCTTCGCCGGGACGATCGGGTTCTCCGACGTGGGGCGCTGCCAACGCGCCCACCCCTCGCTGGTGGCGGCGGCCTCGAACAGGCCATGCACCCAGTTGAGGCCCGAGGGCGTCGTGCAGAACACTGCCCAGCCCTGCCGATCCGCCAGAGCGGGCCGGATGCCGTTGACCCACGCCTCCTCGGACATGAACGCAGCCTCGTCGAGCACGACACCGTCCAGGCCCACGCCACGGAGCGCATCGGGGTTGTCGGCGCTCTTCACCGTGACGCTCCCGCCGCCGGGCAGCGTGATGCGCATCTGCTTCTCGGACTTCTCCGCCCAACCCCCGCGGAGCGCCTTCTTGAGGTCGGCCCACACGAGTTGCCCCTGCGGGTACGAGGGGGCCACCCACCAGGTCGTGGCGCCTTCCAGCGCGCCGCGAAACCCGGAGTCAGGGGGCCCGTGACCTTCGATGCAGGCCACGAGCCCGAGGATGGACTTGCCCCACCGGCGACCGCAGACGACCACCTTCAACCGTGCGGGGTGGCGAAGCACGTCCAGCTGGTGCGGTAGCGGCTGCGGCAAGAGGATGCGGCCCACGTCGTCACCACCCTTCCCGCGTCGCACGTCCCGGCGCACGACGGCCATGGCCCGGCTGCCCCGGGAACGTCAGGCCGAGGCTGAACGGCGCGAAGCCGTGCGCGTTGCGCTTGACGGGACGGTCCCGGTCGTCGGCGGGCTCCCGGGTCCTCCAGTCGAGCAGCGACCCGCTGGAGCGTCCGGCCTCGACCGCATAGGCCAGCGCATCGACCACGTCGTCGTGACGCCCGAGCGGGAACGCCAGCAGCTCGTGGACGACCTCTTGTTCCCACGTGGCGCGGCGGGGGAGCAACAACCTGCCACCCTCGAGCGCGGCCGTCAGCGGCATGGCCCGGGCGATCTTGTCGCGGTCGGGACGCAGCTCACGTACCGGGATGCCTCGGCGTCGCGCCTCCTGGATGATCGCAAGCTGGAACGCCGTGCGCTCGATCCAGACCACGCGGACGTTGTGGGCCTTCACGATGCCGCGAATGGCCGGGACGATGTCGGGGCCCTCGCGCCTCGCACGATCGACGTGCAGGAGCAACAACCGCCCGTCCGGAGTCCGACCGAGCACGGCCACGACGGTGTAGTCCGCCGTCGTCTTGGTCGAGACCGCGAGGTCCACCGTGGCGAAGGCGGTGACGGCGTTGCGGCTCACCTTGGTACCGTCCGGCAGGCGCCAATGGTCGGGGCCGTAGGGCTCGTAGCGTTGCTCCAGCCACTCCGGCTTGAAGAGCCCGGCGCCAGCCGTCACGAACTCCGCGAGGAACTCCTGCGAGAACAGGAGCGGTCCCATGTCCCGCCGCGCCGCCTCGATCTCGGTGGCCGGCACGATGGGGTTCTCGCTGGTCGGCCGCTGCCACCGTGCCCAGCCCGTGCTCGTCGCTGCGGTCTCGAAGAGGCCGTGCACCCAGTTCATGCCGTTGGGCGTGGTCAGGAACATGGCCCAACCCTGACGGTCGGCGAGCGCGGGGCGGATGCCGTGCGTCCAGGCTTCCTCGCTCATGAACGCCGCTTCGTCGAGGACCACGCCGTCGAGGCCGACGCCGCGCAAGGCGTCCGGGTTGTCGGCGCTCTTGACGGTCACGCTGCCGCCGCCCGGGAGGACGATCCGCATCTCCTTTTCGCGCTTCTCTATCCAGCCACCACGCAGCGCCTTCTTGAGGTCGCGCCAGATGAGGACGCCCTGGGGATATGTCGGAGCGATCCACCACACCTGTGCACCTTCGAGTGCGCCGCGGAAGCCGGAGTCCGGAGGGCCATGCCCTTCGACGCAGGCGATCAGGCCGAGGAGGCTCTTGCCCCAGCGCCGTCCGCAGACCACGACCTTGAGCCGCGCCGGATGGCGCAGCACGTCGAGCTGATGCGCCAGCGGTTGCGGGAGCAGGATGCGCCCCACGGGTCAGTCTCCGTCCGCGACCTCGGCGTCGATCACGTCGCCTTCGGGCAGCGGCTTCGCGGCACGCCAGTCACTCGCACGCACGATCTCGACGGTCTGGTTCACCTGCGTCAGCGCCAGCGTGGACGGGCCCGGCTTGAGGCCCAGCTGGTCGAGAGCCTTCTCACGCGCACCGGTCAGCGACGCGAGGCCCTCCATGGCCTGCAACCGCAGCTTCGCAAGCACCTCGGCAGCGCGACGTCGTTCGCGGGGATCTGCCTTCGTATCGCCCGCGATCTGGACCAGCACGGCGAGGTCCACGCTGTGGTGGAAAGCAGGCGACGACAGGAACGAGCGATATGCCTCGATCGCCGCCATGGCCTCGGCCTCGAGGTCCATCAGGTCACCGTGGCGGGCGCGGGCACACGCTCTGCCTTCGTCCCCGTGAGCGTCTCTAACCGCTGCACGATCACGTCGCAGTACAGCGGGTCGAGCTCCATGAGGAACGCGGTGCGACCCGTGCGCTCGGCACCGATCAGCGTGGATCCCGATCCGCCGAACAGGTCCAGCACGTTCTCACCGGGGAGGCTGCTGTAGGTGATGGCACGCTCGGCCAGCTCGACGGGCTTCTCGGTGAGGTGGATCATCGACTGCGGGTTCACCTTCTTGACCTGCCAGATGTCGGGCACGTTCGGCGGTCCGAAGAAGCGATGCGCGGCGCCTTCCTTCCACCCGTAGAACGCCTGCTCGTGCGCGCCCATGAAGTCCTTCCGCGTGAGGACGGGGTGCTGCTTGTCCCAGATGATGGCTTGCGCGAAGTAGAGGCCCGAGGCCGTCAGCGCAGGCGGGTAGTTGGCGAGGTTCGCGTAGCCGCCCCAGATGTAGAAGGTGTGGCCCGGCAGCAGGACCCGCGAGGCGTTGCCGAACCACGCGAGCAGCATGGCGTCGAACTCGGCGTCGCTCACGAAGTCGTTGGCCAGCGGTCGGTCCTTGGCGCGGAGCTGCGCGTGCGTCGCCTTCGCCTTGCCCGGATGCCGCGCCAGATCGAGCTGCTGGTGGTGGGTCTTGGCCCGCGTGTCGTTCTTGCGCGTGATGCCCGCTGCGATGGCGTTGTTGCTGCGAGGCTCGACCTTCACGTTGTACGGCGGGTCGGTGTTGACCAGGTGGATGGGGGCACCGTCGAGCAGCCGGTCCAGATCCTCGACCGAGGCGCTGTCCCCGCAGAGCAGCCGGTGCCGACCAAGCAGCCACAGGTCGCCCCGCACCGTCGTCGCTTCGGCGGGCGGGTCCGGGACCACGTCCACGTCGACCTCGCCCTGCAACGCCCGGATCGCCATCTCGGCGTCGTGCGCGATGCGGGCCATCTCCTTGTCGTCGAAGCCGAGCGTGCGGAACACCTCGGGCGGCAGCGCCTGCAACTCGGCTGCGAGCCGGATGCTGTCCCACGTCGCCAGCTCGGCCGTGCGGTTGTCGGCGATCGCGTAGCCGCGTGCGTCCGCGCCATCGAGGTTCGTCGTGATGACCGCGATGTGCGTCCACCCCAGCGACGTCGCCGCCGCCAGCGTCCCGTTGCCCGCCAGCACGGTGCCGTCGGGTGCCACGACGATCGGTTTCTGGAGGCCGAACCTCGTCAGGCTGTCCCGGATCGCCGCGAGGTTCTTCTCATCGTGCGCACGGGCGTTGTCCGGGTCCTGCTTGAGCTCGGAGATCGGGCGGAGCAACGGCTCCAGACCGGGGGCGTAGCGGGCGGTGGGGGTGTGGGCGACCATTACGACGACTGTAGCAGAAGCGACAGCCGCGCCCTATCAAGATCGTGGGAACGATCGTCCGCCCTGGGCACCCTCGCGGCGCTACCCTGCCCGCCATGGCGGCCAAGGTGTCCTCGGCAGGGTGCCGACCATCAGGCGTCGAGGTGATGGACGGCGGCGGCCGCGAAGGCAGTCTGGGCACTGCGCTCGGAGACAAGTCGCGCCTCGAGGCGGTCGAGCACGTCCATCAGCTCGCTCACCCGGGCGACGATGCGGTACTGCTCCGCAGCGGGTGGGAGCGGGACTAGAACGCTCGCGAGCGAGCGGCCGGTGAGGTGCTTGATGGTGGCCCCTGTGAAGTGCTCGGCCAGCCTACCGTCCGAACTCGCGGCGCGAAGCACATGAGCCAGGTACCAGCTGCTGATGTCGGCGATCGGTCGGACGCGGTGCAGGGCCTTCTGAATGACCATGCCCTCGATGGACTGATCGCAGACGGCAGATCGCCCCGGCTCGCCGCCCTCGCAAACCACTAGATCTCCGATGCGAACAGTGCAGTCATCAAGTTGTGCGTCCTCGATACGCAGCTCTTTGATGTGCTCAGTATCGAAGCGATACCACTGGACGTTGGCATTCCGCAGGTACGGACGCAAGTGCCCAGTGTTGTTGGCCTTGTCGAGCATCTTGCCGAGGCGCGCCTCGGTGATCTGCGCGAAGAACACCCATCGCCACGAGGCCGGAATGGGATGCGGGCCCATCGGTTCGGGCCGCGGGTTCGATGCGCTTGTGTGAGACGGATGCACTGCTGGGTTTGCGGATCGCGCCGTGGCAACTCGCTCCAACAGTGTGGAGACTGGCTCATCGTTCGGATCCTGAGGAACGAGCCTTCCGCGTAGGGCCAGTTCAAGCACCAAGTGCCGAAGCGGCTCAACATCCTCTGTACCGCAGATCATCTCATCGACGCGCTCCGCAAACCGCTCCCACGCAGCATCCACCTCCTCAGGCGATGCCGCCGACCGCAGCGCGTCGAGCGTGGAGTGACGCGCAGCCACCCGCGTGCGCTCGCGCCGATCCTGGGTCCGCTCCAGGTCGTCGAGCAACCCCATCAACTCGTCCACGCGGGCGACGATGCGGCGCTGCTCGGCGAGGGGGGGGACGGGGATTGCCGCCGTTCGAATGTCATCAAGGCCTAGGAGCCTGCGCCACAGAGCGCACGCGCTCCTGATCTCGATTCGCTGCTTGGGAGCGGGGGTGGCGCGGCTCAAAATCGGGCATGGAACCGCTCTTCCGCCCGTACACGCCCGATCAGCACCATCTCCTGCCGCCCTCGCTGCGTGACTGGCTGGCCGAGGACCACCTGGCCTACTTCATCTCGGACACGGTGGACGACTTGGATCTGGGCGCCTTCCTCGCGCGCTACCGGACGCAGGGTGCCGGGACGATTGCCTACCACCCGGCTCTGATGTGCAAGCTGTTGCTGTACGGCTACGCCACCGGGGTGTTCTCCTCGCGCAAGATCGCCCGGGCCTGCGAAACGGACGTGGCCTTCCGGGTCCTTGCTGCGGGCGACCCGCCGAGCCATCGGACGCTGGCGCGGTTTCGCAAGCAGCACCTGTCCGCGTTTGAAGACCTGTTCCGGCAGGTCGTACGGGTGGCGCAAGATGCTGGCTTGGTGGCGTTGGGGACCTTAGCCGTGGATGGGTCCAAGGTGCGGGCGAACGCCAGCAAGCACAAGGCGATGAGCTACGAGCGCATGAAGCAGGACGAGACGCGACTGAAGGCGGAGATCGAGGAGCTGCTCCAGCGGGCCGAGGACGCCGACGCGGCCGAGGATGCGGAGTTCGGCGAGGATCGCCGCGGCGACGAGATGCCCGAGGGCGTGCGACGCCGCGAGGATCGGCGCCGGGTGATCCGGGAGGCGATCAAGCGCCTGGAGGCCCGCGCCAAGGAACAGGACGCGGAGGCGCTGGAGGCGGAGGCGAAGCGCAAGGCGGCTGGCGAGACGAAGCGAGGGCCCAAGCGAAAGCATCCGCTGGGCAAGCCCAAGCCGAGCGCTCAGGAGAACTTCACGGACCCGGACAGCCGGATCATGGACACGCAGAAGGACGGGTTTCAGCAGTGCTACAACGCGCAGATCGCGGTGGACGCCCAGGCCCAGATCATCGTGGCGGCAGACGTTGGACAGAACGCCGCGGACAACCCGGCGCTTCTCACGGTACTGGACCAGGCGAAGCGAACGACCGGACGTGATCCTCACGTTGTGCTGGCTGACGCGGGCTACAAGAGCGAGGCGAACTTCCTGGAGCTCGAGGCCCGTGGCATCCGTGGCTACGTGGCTCTGGGCCGGGAGGGAAAGCGTTCCGATCGGGACTCGAACCCAGCCCTCAAGGCGACGCGCCGGATGAAGCGCCGCGTGACGAGCCGGCGCGGGCAGGAGCGCTACCGCAAGCGCAAGCACATCGTGGAAGCCCCCTTCGGGTGGATCAAAGGGGTGCTCGGCTTCCGGAGGTTCCACCTACGCGGGATCGAGAGCGTGCGAGGCGAATGGAATCTGGTGTGCATGGCCTTGAACTTGAAGCGGATGGGCAGCAACTGGGCTTGGAGCTGACCTCCGGAGCGTCGGTGGCGGCCGCGTCAGCGCCGCGTACGTAGCCCCGGACCACGGCGAGCCCTCCACCGGAGCCGCGTAGGGGCCGATCGCGCCGAGAGGGTGGATCTGCGGCGCAGGCTCCTAGG